AGCGTCGGCAACTTCCCGGTAGTCACGGGCGGACTTGGGACCTGCGGCGTTCCAATCGCGGGTAGCAACCCGGTAGGCCCAACAGTCGACCGTGACGGCTTCACTGTCGGTAGGGTCGACGATGTTCCGGTAGAAATTGCCAGTCTTGGCAGACATCGGAAGAACATCCTCCGGGTTGGCACCATCTAGGATGGCCTGCGCCTTGTTAAGGCTAGCGGACATTGCGCCGGTAGCGGTCCCGCTGTTGCAAGCGTTGATTGCGATTGTGACGTTACGGTCCCACTGCATACGCGGGGACAGAGCGGAGATGACACCGGCACCCTTGCGAACGTCCCCGTTGCCAACCATCGCGGCTAGGTCGTGCGCCACCGTATACCACATGCGCCCGCGTGAGATCTGGTCTTCGCTAGCAGCGTTCCAAGCGTCTCGGATGTTCTTGGCTAGTTCTTCGCTGCGGCTCATCTTCCCTGTTCCCTTCACTCTGTCTTGCTTATAGCAACAGCCTAGTCAAGTTGTGGCTGATTGTCAAGTCCGCTACCTCTTGAAACGTCGCATCGTTGCAGGTCACAGCGTTGCCCAAAAATAGTTGGAAAAACTTTGGCCGATTGGTCGTGAGATTGGCTCTTGGAGCGCTTGCAGCAAGCTCTTTGTGTCTGGTCACGGTCGCGGCTCTCAGACGGTCTGTGCGCCCGGTGTCGCGGCGGCGTGTAGCTAGCATTGCACGAAAGCTACTACTTGACCTTAGCGTCAAGCTCAGAGACGTACGCGGGTAAGTCTGAAAAACTGACTCGCCAAATCTTTCAAAAAGTTAACACTGTTCACTAGGGGTGACTATGGCAGTATCCATAAAACCTGCGGATGTGCTGGCTATTCGCACTACCGGCCGTCCAGCATGGTGGATTAGGTTTGGCGCGGCAATTCACAATCAACCTGATTTGTCCAACCATATTGCCGTTGCGCACCATTATGACGCTAATGGTGTCCTATGGTGCATCGAAGGCAGACCGGGCGGCGTAGGTTGGGTTGACGCAAGTAAATACATTAAATCTTCGTATTTGCTGACTAATGCCGAACAACCTAAAACCGATGCTCAGAGGTTGGCAGTATGCGAGACAATGAAAGCTTTGCTAGGTACTGCTTACGATTGGCAGGCCATCGTAGCGGATGGTATGGCAGATCTCGGCTTTACGGTTCCGGGTTGGCACCCGGATTGGAACGGCACTGTACCGGCTCATGTGGTCTGTTCTAGTGCTGCTGACTATGCCTATTATAAAAATGGTCTAGCGTGCCCTAAAGGCGGAAGACTTGTCCAGCCGTCTGATTGGGATGCATTTATTCTCAATAAGTCTTGGATCATCACCCGCTAATGCCATGTCTAAACCTCAGTATGGGGCGGAGCATAAGAAGGCTAGAGCGCTAGCAATTGCCAACCTAATAGATGGCACACCCTGTAGGTATTGCGGTCGCCCGATGTATAAACGGCAGTCCCTAGACCTAGACCACATTGTGCCCGTAGCGCTAGGGAATGGTTCCGGCCCAACTGTATTGACGCATAGCAAATGTAATCGTGCCGCTGGAGGTAGGTTGGCCGCTAGAAAAAAGATGGCCCGGAGAAAAGCAGCCGTAGTAAAAAGGAATGCCCGCCTAATTGGAGGGTCCGTGAATCCAGCTACCCGGAACCATCCAGTACGTAGGCGACTCCCTAAATGGTAGTTGGCAGTCCCTAGATCGTTGACGGAATGCTTAGACATTGCGGCAGGAATGCTTGCCTAGCAGATCCCTATAAAGGCGTAGGAATGCCTTGAATTGTTGGCGAGTCCCAATCACTTCCAAGAATTGGGCTAATGAGTTTTCGTTAACAGGTGTTAATTACCATGTCGCTTTTTTAATGGAATTGTCCGCGACCGCCTGGGTCGATAAACCATTCTCTATAGACCCCAAAAATTCAGACAAATGCCCATTTGTGCAGGTCAGAGGCTTGCACCAAATTGTAGGCAGGAATCGTCGCAGGTCAGGGCCTCGCGAGTCCGCAACAGCCCTAATCATCTTAGACCCCCGAATTCAACATCATTAGCAATTCTCGGAGGCGCTTAATGCCCAGATTGCAGCCAGGCCAAACGCCTGGTCATCCTATTATGCAGCGGCCCGAGCCGCCCGTCAAAAAGCCTGAGGAAAAGCCTGAGGTTGCCGGTTATAAAGCGTGCGATCAGTGCGGATATAGCCGGATCGACGGACAGTCTATCGCCCGCGCTCAATCCCGAGTTTACGTCAGGCGCGGCACGCTGTATTTCTGTGAGCACCACCTACAGGCGAATCTGCCCTACATCCTTGAACACGGTTACTACTTTAGGAGACTAGTCTAATGCTACTCGTTATTCTCGCTATTCTGGCCCTCCTGCTGTTGGCAGGATTCGGGTTTACCCTCCACCTGCTGTGGTGGCTCGCCCTGGCCCTCCTGGTCGTTCTGATCGTTGTTGCCCTCACGCGAGTTCTGTAAATGGGGCCGGTTGAGGCCGGTGTCCGAACCACGATGACCGAGTGGGGAATTCTCGAGCCTACGGGCGCGTGGGAAATCATGGCCATCAACCTGGCTCAAATCCTGGACGCTCTGAATTCCATGTACTTGAAGGCCGTCGAAGCCCCCAAGTCCAGTTACCAGGGCAAGGATGACAAGATATCGGCGGTCTCAAGTATTAACCGAGAGCTGCGCCTGACGATGGAAAAGGTTGAAGCTGATCACCCCGTGACTAAGGACGAGCTGGACGACATCGCGGGCAAATACTGAAATCTTGTGGGGGTTGTCATCCCATGAATAAGTCTTACCCCGATCCAGTCTACTTCTGCTGGAGTTGTGAAGGGCAAACTCACGGCGTTGTCATAAGTGATACTCACTACTCCGAGGATCGCATCATCTATTTCTGTTCAGAACCGTGTAAGGAATTTCACGAGCAGCTCAAATCACTTTAACTAAATACTAGGACGGAATCATGGCTCTGCTGGGGGCACAACGTCCCCGGCTAGAGCACATTCCTACCCACATAAATACGGCTGCCGGGGAAGATGCAGTAGAAACGGCCCGCAAGGCTGGCCTGTATCTGGACGACTGGCAACGATATGTGCTGATCAACTCCATGGGTCGTGACGAGTCCGACCTCTGGACTAGCTTTGAAATCCTGCTGATCTGTAGCCGCCAGAACGGAAAAGGCTCGATTTACGAGGCCCGAGAACTATTCGGGTTGTTCTACTATCCTTCGGATAGGCTGCTGATCCACACTGCTCACGAACACAAGACCGCCAGTGAGCATTTTCTCCGCGTTTGGACCTTGGTTGAGAATACTCCCAGTCTGATCAAAAACGTGGGGCGGCATTCTACGGCTTACGGTCGCGAATTCATCGAGACGAGGCCGAAACCCACCATCATCCTAGGCCCTGGCGGAAGGCATATCCGTCGCGTAGGTCGTAAGCGACTCCTGTTCATCGCCCGCAGCTCTGGCTCTGGCCGAGGCTTCACGGGTGACTTCATCGGTTACGACGAGGCGATGTTCCTCGACGCGGGTAAAGTCTCAGCCTCTTTGCCATCACTGTCTGCACGGCCAAATCCTCAGGTTTTTTATGCAGGATCTTCGGGTTTCAAGACTTCTACGCAGATGGCTAAGCTTCGGCGTCGAGGTGAAGCAGGCTCTAGTAAAAGACAAGCTTTCTTCGAATGGTCTGCTGAAGTCTGTGACGAGTATTGCGACCTGATGTGCGACAAGCACGACGATCCGTGGGCAGAGGAAACCTTCGCCAAGACTAACCCAGCTTATGGCATTCGAATTACTCAGCGATTCTGGGAAAACGAAAAGGATGCGTTCGACGGCAACACCGAAGAATGGTGCCGGGAACACCTCGGAGTAGGAACTTACCCGGCTCCTGAAAACGGATGGTTCACTATTCCTGAGAAATGGTTCACGGTATGCGCGGACAAGACTCCGGAACCGGAGCGGGTTACCGCCCCTGTCTTCTCAATTGATCTTACCCCCGATCGCAGCGCGGCGGCCATTGCCGTCGCGGGACTACGACTCTCCGACGAGCGCGTAGGGGTCCAGATCGTAGAGCACAAGGCGGGTACTGGCTGGATTGTAAACCGGGTCAAGGCGATTAATTCGCAATGGAAGCCTGCGTGCTGGGTCATAGATAAGAGAGCTGAAACCGCATCGCTTATCACTGCTCTGGAAAAAGAAGGTATCCGAGTGGAGACGATGCAGGCGGCCGACGTTGTCCATGCATCGGGCCTTTTTTACGATGCGTTTCGCGATGACACTATTCGTCACTACAACCAGGCCAACCTCAAAACGGCTGTGGCTGGTTCCGACTGGCGCAAGCTCAGCGAATCCCGTGCATTCGACCGGATGAATTCAGTGGTTGACCAGTCTCCGCTAATGGCTGCGACCTTTGCTCACTGGGGATACATGGAATTCGCAGAAGAAGACTACGACGTGAAGGAATCAGTCTACTTCGGGCTCCCGCGAGTTATTGAGCTGTATCGAGCAGGTCACTACGGACCCGGAGACATCAAGAGATTGTATGACCGGAAAATTCTTAACGAAAAAGACTTGGAGGCATTGGCGGATGAAGGCATTTCTTTCTAATGCCCGTGCGATGACTCCCGAGTTTCTTGCACTGGTATTCATTGGATTGATCGCTTACGGCGCAGCCCTGATCTGGGGCAGCGGCGCGGGCTTCATGGCTGGAGGCATCCTCGGGATTCTGGCTCTGATTGAGTGGAGCCGTTAATGGGCCGGATATTCAAGAAGGAAAAACGAGGACTCTTCGGCACCGGCGTCATTACTAATGGAATGTTCGGAGTTTCTAACACACTGGACTTGATACCTCGCAGAGTAATGAACGCCGGTAACCAGGGGCCTATCAGCGAAGACGAAGCTATGAAGAACTCGGCCGTCTGGGCTGCGATCCGCATCCGAGCCGACCTTGTTTCTACGCTCCCTTGGCGAGTTTGGCGTAATTACACTGACCCCGGAACTGGCGATAAGTTCAAACTGGACTCCTCCCCCTCGCCGTTTATGAACGGCGTGGATTTCATGCATTTCCTGTACGCCAGTCAGGTAGAGCTAGATCGCTCAGGTAATGCTATCGGGGTTATCCAGAAGTGGGATGCTCAGTCCAGGGCACCCGCATTGGTTGAACTGGTGCCATGCTCCCAGGTAACTGTGTACGGCAGCGGAAGCCAGATCGAGAAGTACAAGATTGGCACCGTCGAATACGACCCCGAGTTGATCTGGCACGAAAAGCAGTATGTTGTTGCGGGTTCGCCGGTTGGCCTTAGCCCTGTCCAGTATGCCGCGTACACCCTCGGTCAGTACAGGTCGATTCAGGATTTTGTCTCAGAATTCTTTACGAGCGGTCAGGGACCGCGAGCGAGCCTCCAGAACGTAGAAAAGAAGATCACGGATACTGAGGCAGCGCTAGTAGCAGAGGCTTGGCGGGCGTCTCAGGCCATGGATGAACCATTTATCCACGGAAAAGACTGGGAATACAAGCTCGTAGACGTGCAGAGCGCGTCTAATGACTGGATCGAAGGGCAGAAACTGCATCTAAACGATGTAGCTCGCTTCTTTAATGTCCCCGCCGATTTGATTGATGCCGCAGTGACGGCAGGATCACATATTACTTATTCAAGTTCTCTCGGTCGTAACTTGCAATTCCTGGTAATGAACCTAGGCCCGGCTATTACTCGCCGGGAGGCTGCGATCAGCCAGATGCTACCTCGTCCCAGGCAGTTTGAGTTTGATACCGACTTCCTGATGAGGATGGACCCGGTAACCCGAGCTAACTGGGTTATGACACAGATTAATGCTCGCGCAATTACCCCTAACGAAGCGCGAGCCGTCTTCGGTCGAGATCCAATGACCGACGATCAGTACGAGGAATTCTTCAAGGCTGGACTTGTCCACGGTAAGGCGTCTATTTTGCCCGGCAGCCCGGATGACCCAAACGCTGATCCAACTATCGACACTCAGATTGATAATGGAGCTAATAAATAATGGCAAGTATTGACTGGAGCGACTGGAACGCGGATAAAGCGTGGTCAGCGGGCGCTAGTTCGGATGATCCGGCAGCGTTTTATCGTGGAATTTGCGCCGGTAAGAAGAACGGCGATCCTAAAACACAGGCAGCTTGGGCACTTCCCTACCGCTACTCCCCCTCGTCTGCACCTAATGCCGCAGGCGTGCGAGCCGCACTTTCCCGGCTCCCGCAGACTGACGGTCTTGTAAACAAGCAGGCAGCTCAATCCAAACTTGAGAGCCTGATGAAGAAGATCCAGGCGGCTGAGAAGAACCGTTCTGCTATGGAAATGGGTACTCGGGCTTACCGTTCGGCAAACCCTGATGAGGTCCCTGGCGGTGCTAGCCGAATGATTTCGGCCCCTGCTGAAATGCGAGGAACCTTCAAGAAGGTTAACGGCAGAAACGTTTATGAGGTCGAGGGTTACGCCACCGTCTATAACCGGGCCTACAAGATGTGGGACCGAGCAGGCGAGTACATGGAGAACGTAAACTCTCGCGCCCTGGATATCTCCCTTGCCGGTCACCCGGACGTTGCATTCCTTTGCAACCATAAGGGCGTCACGATGGCCAGGACCCGCGTAGGGAATGGCAAGACCCCGACAATGACTCTTGCCAGCGACTCGACCGGTCTGCTTGTCCGGGCGATGCTGAATGCCGACAGGACCGATGTTCGGGACCTGGCAATGGCTATCGATGACGGCGACATTGACGAGATGTCGTTTGCATTCATGATCGAGAAGTCGGCTTGGGACGAGGATTTTGAGAACTTTACCATCCTTCAGGCCAATATTGATCGCGGTGATGTAAGCGCAGTGAATTACGGAGCTAACCCGTTCACTAGCATTCATGCCCGTTCTTACGCGGAATGGCTTGATGACCTTGAGGAGATGCCGGAAGCGGTAGTTGCTGAGGCAATCCGCCGAGCAGCCGCCCAGGACGATCACGCCCTCCTGTTCCGCGATGCGGCAGTCGTGCTCAGCGATGCGGCTCGTGAGCGTTACCAGCGTGCAGCGGCACTCCACGAAGAGGCAGCAGCTCGTGAGGCTGCGCACGTCGAGGATGACGACATGGTTGAGGTTGGCCCGGCTGTTCAGCGGGTTCAGCAGCAAGACCCCGATCATTTCACCCCGGATCGGGTCCTTCGACGGCTGAAGGCCCTTGACAACGATTACGTCAAGCGATTCAACGAGATTTACGGCGAAGATAACTAATTTTTGAAGCGGCAATCAGACCGCTTACTTGTCCGCCTGGACGCAGGCGGTTATTTAACCAATCGGCAGTCAGACCGATTCTGACGAACGTAGAGCGCGACCAGTCAAAGTCGATGCGTTCGGACCCCTAGATAAGCACGGTGCTTATTTAGGCATTCGTAAGTATAGACAAGAAAGGGATATTCAATAATGAATATCAGTGATCTGGTCGCGAGCATTGAAGTAGAGCTGGAGGCAGCGCAGAAGCGCGAGGCCCGTGCTCGTAAGACCATTGAGGTAACTCTTGCTGAGGTTCAGCAGGAGAGTCGGTCGCAGATGACCGAAGAGGAAGACACGAATATCAAGCGTTGCTTCGAAACCATTGAGCTGGCAAAGGCGCAGCAGGAGTCGATTCAGCGTAAGCTGGCCGACGCCAAGAAGGTCGCGGCGGCTGAGGCTGATTTCGATCAGCGTATGCAGTCGGCTACCAAGCCTGCGAACCTGCCAGAGCAGCGTGATCGCCGGG